ACAGATAGATGGTATAACGGCAGGAACTGTAGCTGCATCTAAGGCAGTTGTTGTTGATAGTAACAAAGACATTAGTGGATTTAGAAATATAGCTAACACTGGAACAATTACTGCTGACGGAAACATTACAGCTTTTTCAGACGAAAGATTAAAATCTGACATTAAAACAATAGATAACGCTTTGGAAAAAGTAATGAAAATGCGTGGTGTATCTTACACAAAACAAGCTGAAAAAGGTATTGGTGTTATTGCACAAGAGGTAGAAAAGATTATACCAGAAGTTGTGCATGATGGTGACTTTAAATCTGTAGCATACGGAAATATGGTTGGTGTTCTTATTGAAGCAATAAAAGATTTAAAACAAGAATTAGACGAGCATAAAGAAGGATGTAATTGTAAATGACAACACAGTTACCAACATCAGGGTCTTCTATATCCTTAGAACAAATTAGAAATTTTTATAAAGGATCAAGTGGTTCAATTAGTCTTAATGAGCTATATAAAGGTGGATCGTATGTTCCTAATCCTGCTAGTTATAATGGCTCTTCATACCAAACAACTTTAGCAAGTAACGCTAACTCCAATGTTGGCACAAGTGGTGCAGCACTAGCTTTTGATGATTTTTATGGTGGGATGAAACTTGTTGCACCAACTTGTTCAGCAATAAATCCCGGATCAGGAACAGACTATGCAACCTTAAACGGAGATTGGACAAGAACTGGTAGTTCACAAAGACCTTGGGTAGGTCAAAAAAACAGCAGTGATGCTTGGTATAACTCAGGATGGGCAATTAATTATACACAAAACTCTTCTATTGGTTTAACATATGATACTCAATTATTTTATTTAGTAAATCAGGCTTACGAAGCAGGTTCTTCTGGTACTTTTAGCAGAATCCAAATGAATAAAACAGGTCAATACAGAGTTAATGCAGCTGTAAGTGGTGGTAATAGTCCTGCAGGATCACTTACAATTAGTGGAGCAGGTGTAATTAGTGGTGGTTTATCTAGTCAAACTATCAATCATGGAGCAGGTTACTATGAATTTGATATTGTTTTTGAAGCTAGTCAAAACATTGACATAACTACATCTGGGTACGGCACTAACGCATTTTCTCTTATTATTACTACAAATTGTAATGCACCTGCTAGTTATTCTTCTGACTATAATGGCAGTAATAATTATATGTTAACAACATATCAAAATTAATGGAAATTAAACTATGGAAATAAACTAATGCCATTACAAACTTTAAGATTTAAACCGGGAATTATTAAAGACGATACAAACTATAGTTCTGAAGGTGGCTGGATTGACAGCGATAAAATACGTTTTTGGAACGGCAAGGTAGAAAAATTAGGTGGTTGGCAAAAACTTACTACTTCACAATTTGCAGGCAAGTGTCGTGGTCTTTTTAGTTGGCGTGATCTAAGTGACAATGCTTTATTAGCTATAGGAACAAACACACATTTATATATATACTTAGGTGGTGTTCTATCTGACATAACGCCAGTAAGAAAGCAAGACACAACATTAGACAACTATTTTACTACAGTTAGTGGTTCTAATTTAGTGACAGTAAATATTGCTACACACAATGCTGTCGCAGGTGATAGAATTATATTTACTACAGCATTTAATCAAAACAATATATCTTGGGATGCTAATACGGAGTTTACTGTTTCATCTGTAGTTGACTCAAACAATTTTAAAATTACTGCTTCAACAAATGCAAATGCTAGTGGCACACCAACAGTTGCAAATGTGGGTTATCAAATACTAATGGCAGTTGGTCAAGAAACATCAGTGTTTGAATTTGGTTGGGGTACTGGTACATGGGATGAACCAAGAGATAGTAGCGAAGGTTGGGATGTTCCATCATCTGGAACAGGAATTGAAGTAGACGCTAGAACATGGACATTTGACAACTTTGGTGAAGACCTAGTTGCTTCTGTTGCAGGACAGCCGTTAATACATTGGGATGCATCTCAAGGGGCTGGAACACGAGCCGTATTAATTCACGACAGTTTAGGTACGGCTGTATCGACACATTCGGATAGCAACACACCAACAACTGTTCGTAACGTCATTATGTCAACACCAGACAGACATCTTGTTGCTTTGGGTGCAGACGATCCTATGAAAGTGTCTTTTGCGTCACAAGAAACTCTTAGCACTTGGACAGCATCAGCAACAAACACAGCAGGCAGTCAGTTATTACAAGGTGGATCAAAGATTGTTGGTGCGAAAAGAACAAGAGGTCAAATACTTATTTGGACTGACACTACGTTACACTCTATGACATTTAGAGGTCAGCCGTTTGTTTTTGGTTTTCGTGAACTTGCTTCAGGTTGTGGGCTAGGAGGTCCGTTAGCCGTTGTTGAAATCAATGGATTAGTCTTCTGGATGGGTATAAATCAGTTTTTTGTATTCGATGGTTCTGTAAGACAATTACCAAGTACCGTCAGTAACTTTGTGTTTGATGACTTTAACTTAGTGCAAATAGAAAAGGTTGTTGCAGGGTTAAACAAACAACACAGCGAAGTATTTTGGTTTTACTGTTCTGCAAGCTCAAGTGAGATAGATAAATACTGTAAGTATAACTACAGAGAAAATGTTTGGGATGTAGGAACTTTGTCAAGGACAGCTTGGGCTGACGCATCAACATTTAACAATAACATAGGGGCAGGATCTAATAACTTTCTTTACAATCATGAGATTGGTGTCAATGATGACGAGTCAGCTATGACATCATTTGTTGAGTCTGCCGACATGGATATAGGTGATGGACAAGAGGTTGCATTTATACAAAGAATGATACCTGACGCAACAATAACAGGAACGTTAAATAGTTTTGTAAAGACAAGAAAAACACCTGCTGACACTCATACATCAAAAGGTGCATTTGCTTTAACAAGTTCAATTAAAAAAGTTCACCCTAGAGCAAGAGGCAGACAGTTTGCCGTTAAATTTGAAAGCTCTGATTTGGGTGCGGATTGGCGTTTAGGTGCAACAAGGTTAGACATACAACCAGATGGTGAGAGATAATGGCAACACTACCAAGACCAGAGTCAGATGATATTCAAAGTTGGGGTTTTAGACTTGTCGATGACCTTGAGAACGAATTAGATAAAATTAACCAGTCAGCAAACACTGGAGATGAGTCAACAGGGTTTTCTGTTTCAAACGAAACCGATACTAAAAGTCTTAACGTATCAACAGCAAACACTGCGGCAGTAGCCAATGTATTAGCTACACTTATAAAAGCATTAAGAGATAAAGGATTGTTAGCATAATGTTTGATTTTTTAAAAGATTTAGGTTTTAAAGCACCAGAAGAAGAGCCACAAAGAGGCATGAAGTTTTCAAGCACGGACGATAAAGGAAGTATAGCTACATCTCCTGATGGTAAAATATTGTCAAACGTTGAGAGGGACGCTTACAGTACAAGAGGTAACAGAAGAGTTGATAATCAGCCTCCACAAGATACTGACAGGTCAGAACCAGAATTATTAAGTGGTATTGACAAATTTCGTGCAGGAACATCTATGCAAGGCAGATACCCTGTTGATATTGGATTGCAACCAAATAAAAATTATGTACCCATGTCTATGGTCTACGGTCCTAATTCAGGTCTTAGAAGTTATGAATTTAAAGGTGCAACAACTCCTGATCGCTCTGGAAACATAATAGATTTGCCGTTATATTCACCTGATAACCCTCGTGGCTATGATTTTCAAAATCAATCTGGTTCAATTATGGGAACGCCAGAATATGATTTAAGAAAACAATTTCCAATAGAACAATTTAGAAGTAATCCATACATTCCTAATACTGCTCAAAGACCACCGCTTGGAGAACCAAGTCAAGAGGTGAAAAACCTAGCTGACGAATATATTGTAATGGCTGACGACAGCGGTATAAATATGAACTACAGTCAGGCAATTGACATGGCTAGGAATGAGTTAAGTGGTAGGACAGGTTTAG